CAATAATATCTTTGTTCTGATGAAAAGTCACAGTTCTGCCAGAACCATTGTGCAGCCTGAATAATCAATGGTGGTATTGATGCCGCTGGGATCGGAAGGTTTAATGCGCATGTCTGTGTCAGCTCCTGTATCACACGCTGTATGAACATATAGTCCACCTGATCTTCTTTCTTTGCCTGCAACTTGATATATTCTTCTGTGGAAATATTTGACGCTGTTGAATTATCTGTTTTCCTATCTGCCTGTGCCCACACATTAGCAATAGATGTTATGGCAGAAGCAACCCCAGCATTCCCATTAACATTACAACTCATTATCTTTTATATATTAAAATTTTATATTACCAATTCAAAAATAAGATAATTATCTGTTTTTAAGCAATCATAAAACAAAAAATCTATATATTATAATATATTTTCATTTTGATTTGAATCCTGTTCTTGTATTTTACTATCTTTAAGAAGATATGAACAACGAAACAATAAAGAATATAAGTCCGGAACTCGCAACGATGAGCTCGTATATGGATATTGGTGCACACCTGAAAAATGTGTCTAATGTCTTTGATGAGGAACGGTCACTGACAGATATCCTTGATCAGTTTAGAATGATGTCAGAGGAATATCAGGAGTTTACGCGAGATAAACGTATCACACTGGCATCAGGTCCAGCGGATTATCGTATAGCTAATGATGATGATAAGATGATGTTACGGTCACGACTGCAGAATGTTGAATGCATGGTGATGAACTCTATATATGATAATTCAGGATTTATATATAATTGGAATAATATCTATGATATGCTTTTGGATCCGGTATATAAGAATACACAAAAGACATATCGTAAAGTGGTATTCTCTACATCAGGCTATGAGCGACCTGTTGGAGAAAAATCATTCGTCACATGGAACGGACTGCAGATCATTGACCTTGATATCAAGAATCCGGATATCGCCAATGCATTAAAAGAATATATATTTAATGACCTTTGTAAGTATCATTGGTTTCTTGGGGTGTGTAAGTCAGCATCAGGAAATGGTTTGCATGTATGGACAAAGATCACACCGATTTCCATCAAACCATCAAAAATGAGGATTGAATATATGTGTAATTACCGCCATAAATGTTCATATATATGGATCATATTATCTAAGTATGCTAATGAATTAGGATATACTAAAGAGAATATGATTGAATATATGGATATGGCTATGTGCAAGCCACAGCAGGGTATATTCATATCATCTGATGAGACTGCAAAGTTAAATGTGAATTTCTATGACACACGATTGGATGTAAATTTTGAGCCAGCATTTGATACAGGTATTGAAAGTATTGATTGGATATCACACCCGGAGCTGAAAGAAGTATTTTCAAAGCTGGAATGGTTTGCTCGTGACACATTTAATAAGTCCCATAATATCCGTACACAGGATGTACATAATATTAATGAGCGTGACATATCAAAATCCAAGCGCCGTCATTATAAACATACACAGCGTTGGCAATTAGCAAATACCTTAACGAATATATATGGTTTTGATAAGGCATTAGAGATTATGTGTGAGATCTGTGACGGCACATCAGAACGAGAATTACGCGGGGATGTAAAGACAGCAAGCATTCATCAAAAGCCGATTTCCATCTGGGCGGTAAGAGAATTAAATAAATGGCATGGCTTTAAGATAAAGCTTGATGGTGTCAGTGATCCTAATGAAAAGAAGGCAAAGGCTGTTGCTGATCGTAAAGAAGCCGAGGACAGCCCTACATCAATATTATCACAATATTCTGACTGTGTGGAACTGAATATAACATCAAAGCAATATCTTGGGGATATCAAGGATGATATATTAAATAACTTATCTAATATCACATTGCTTGAGGCTGGGGCAGGATATGGTAAGACAGAGATGATAAAGGCATTTAAGGCAAAGACATTACTTATTCTGCCGTTCACATCAACCATTAAGGCAAAGGTGGAGACATCAAAGACCACTGAGGATTGGTTATATTACTATGGAAATAAGCGTCCAACATTAGACGATCTTCTTGGTAAGAAATCAATGTCCATGACAATAGATAAGTTCTCACGGTTAAACGTCATGGAGCTGGACGCTGCAGGATTTGAATATATTGTATTAGACGAGTCCCATCTGCTGTTTACCTCATCATACCGTGACGTGATGTCCCCAGCAATACAACGATTAGCTAATTGTAAGGCTAAAGTGATACTAATGACCGGAACACCAACTGGTGAGCTGTTATTCTTTCCAAACATACGACATATCAAAGTCCGGAAGGAAGACACACGAATAAAAAAATTTAAGATCTGTATGTGTCCAACATCAATGGAACAGCTTATAGAGATGTGTAAGGCCATGGCTGACGATGTGCAGAACGGTCATAAGATATTATTTCCTACCAATCGCGGAAACTTATATTTTGAACAAGTAACTGGGCTGTTACAGACCGAGCTGAACGAACGCGGATATAACAAGCCATTAAAAGCATTCTATTATAAAAAATCCAATTATGGCGACACCTCCATGGATCAGATTAATGCTAATAAGACCGTCGGAGATAATGATGTGATATTCTGTTCCACCTATCTGTCTGTTGGTGTGGATATCTGTGACCGATATACTTTCTCTGTATATTTTAATGAGGCATGGATCCCACAAGATATTGAACAGTTTGCAAACCGCTTACGCAATAATAATTTATATATAAAGATGTTTCTTCCGAAACGTGATAATGAAGGCATCCCATATAATTATTATACCACACATAAGCTTGATCTGTCATTAAAGTCCGATGAGCTGTTGCTCGCCCGTGACTTGATAAAGACATGTAATGATATGATTGAACGTAACAATGAGGAAAGCAAATATAACCCTATCATACAAAGTCTATTATCCGTCAACCGTTATCTTAAGTATGATGAGAACGACTGCAAATATTATATTGATGAGACAACATATAAATTAAAGGTATTTGAAGAACGTTATTCTGAATATTCAAAGCAATTATTAGTGATGATATCCGGTATCAAATATTATGGATATGAAATAGAGATTAAAGAATATAATAATGAGGTTGCCGATGACAGACGAACAGAGGTAGAGGAATATATGCGATCCGTACGTAATAACCGTTTTAATGCCACCACACAGAAAACCTTTGAATTCTTGGATCATATCAATGACGGAAATATTGATTTATATAAGGAGCTCACACGCGGAAACTATGAGATATTCCGTGACGAGAAATATAAAGAGGTACGCGGCGAGAATAACCTGTATGTGGAGGATATTGAAATATTAGAGCGTAATATTCCAATCGTAATATCATTATATAAATTCTATGATATTCCAACCATCAGAACGATATACGAATACTGTATTGAAGGGAAGCAGCATCGGATAAACTTTGCTAAGCTCGGTCGTATCCGTAAGTTTATAAATATTGAGAATGCTCGTCAAAAGTCACGATTGGACTTCCCTGTGATGAAATTCGTCCGTGAGGCACAAAAATGGGTAAGAAACAAAAAGAGTGCCACACAGCCTGAAATTATTGAATGGCAGCAGGGGTGGGCAGCAAAATATGCTAATTCAATACCTGATGTTGTTGTTGATGACATACAATATTTCCAACAGATATATGACTATATCCGTGACCTTTGGAAGGTTGTTATCATTGAGGATAGACCGAAGAACGGCATTATTAATATGCGCCCATTTGAGCTGTTATGGGCACGAAAGACATCATTAGATAATATATACGATAATTCCGCCACACAATTATTCTTTATGCAAGAGCTGATCAATGAAATGAAATCAGAAGATGGTAATCCTGCGGTGATGATTGAAGATATTGACGATGATGAAGAGATCGATAAGACCGATCTGCCACATACATCAAAGGTGACATTGGAACAGGTACAAGACACATTGCCAACCGTGATAACTGGATCATTCAATTATCATGAATATTCACAGCATAAGGATGCCAATAACCGTTTCTTGGAAAAACAACGTAAGCAGAATGGTCTTCGTGACACCATCTTTGAACAGATTATTGATGGCATGGGACAGACAACATATATGGAAACAGTGAATAATAAAAAGAATACAGAGAATGATTTATTCAGCAAAGTTGAATATTAATCTTTAAAATATCTATATAATAATTATGAGTAAATTTAGAATTTATAATGGTTTTGGTATTAAGCCAACAAAATCGTACGCAGCTGCAGGATGGGATTTTTATATTCCTTCTGTTAAATGTCCTGATGAAGAGACACAGAAAAGAATGTATGAGGCAATAAAAAAGTCGTATAAAAAGACTGACAAACAGATGCAGATTATATTCGAACGTCTAGAGAAGGAACTGACATTATTCCATATGGAGGATAGATATCGTGATTGGAAGATGACATTAGCATTACTGTTTCTTAGTGTGGATGGTGCTATTATGCGATCATCACAGAATAAGATTGTCACATTTGTAAATTATTACTTGACATGGAACGAAGATGGTGTCCCAGGAATTATATTACATTGTAATGATCATATATTTATTAATTCCGGTATTAAGATACAATTAGATCATGACACTGCTGGTGTGTTCCTAAATAAGTCCGGCCGCGGAATAAAAGGTTTTGATACACGTGCCCAGGTGGTTGATGAGGACTATTCAGGATATGTCCATCTGTCACAGGCATACACTAAAGACAATACCACTGATGGAATTATATATGCTGGTGATAAGATTACACAGATGCTGCTATTGCCATTAATTCATAAGGACGAATGCGAGGAGCTTACTGATGATGAATATATGAAATACTTTATCAATTCAGAACGTGGAGATAACGGTTTTGGAAGTACTGACAACAAAAAATAAGCTTACTATGGAAATAAAAAAGATTAGATCGTATTGTGAAGACCAGATTAAGAATGGTAATGAACCAGAGATATTCAACGAGGTGATACGTATATTAGACAGATACCAAGACTATTGTTCTCATGGGTTCCTGCTTAATGATGTAGAGAAAGTCCGTGCGGACCAATTTTACGAGAAATATGTCGCTGGACGAAACTTTGGGGCTATCGGCGGCGGAATGACATACCACTTTACCCCAACCGCTCTTGGGGATCTAGTAAAGATATCCACAGTTGATCCAAAAGGAGAGCCAATATCTGAAGATATTACAAATTATGATACATGGTAGAAACATTAATGCTTCTACCATTTATTTTTATATAAATTATTACGTAATAAAAATTTATGAAATATCTCAGAGAATTTCAAACAGGAGCAGACTATAATGCTGCAAAGAGTACATTAGACCTTCCTAATGTATCACTGATAACTGCAACAAATGGTGTGGAATATAATCCTATTCCACCAATGAATATCATAACATATAAGGCATCTGCAAAACTTGCAGAGACAACAAATCCTTCTGCAAATGGCTTACATACAAACGCTTTCAGTGGAACAAGCGGTCAATTGACAATGACAAGTCATACTTTTGAAAATGGAGTTGGTACAATTACATTTAATGGTGATGTTACAAGTATTGGTAGTGAGGCATTCTATAAATGTTCAGGTCTTACAAGTATAACTATCCCTGACAGTGTAACAAGCATTGGTGAAAGTGCATTCCTCGGTTGTACAGGTCTTACAAGTATAACTATTCCTGACAGTGTTACAAGTATTGGTAATTATGCATTCCAACAGTGTAAAGGTCTTACAAGCATAACTATCCCTGACAGTGTTACAAGTATTGGTGATAGTGCGTTCAGTGGTTGTACAGGTCTTACAAGATTAAATAGTGATGTTGAGGGTTTGTTTAACATCCCTGACAGTATTACAAGCATTAGTGATTGGGCATTCTCTTGGTGTTTCGGTCTTACAAACATAACTATTCCAAGCAGTGTTACAAGTATTGGTGAAAGTGCATTCCAAAATTGTACAGGTCTTACAAGCATAACTATCCCTGACAGTGTTACAAGCATTGGTGATAGTGCATTCAAAAATTGTGAAGGTCTTACAAGCATAACCATTCCAAGCAGTGTTACAAGCATTGGTAATGATGCATTCTGGGGTTGTACAGGTCTTACAAGTATAGATATACCAAGTGGTGTTACAAACATTGGTAGTCAAACATTCTGTAATTGTTCAGGTCTTACAAGTATAACTATTCCAAGCAGTGTTACAAGCATTGGTAATGGTGCATTCAGTGGATGTTCAAGTCTTACAAACATAACCATTCCTGACAGTGTTACAAGTATTGGTAATAGTGCATTCAGTGCTTGTAAAGGTCTTACAAGCATAGTAGTTGACAGTGCCAATACTGTTTATGACTCAAGGAATAACTGCAACGCCATTATCAATAAGTCAACAAATGAGTTGATAGCAGGTTGTAAGAATACCGTTATTCCGGATACTGTTACAATCATTGGTGATTATGCATTCTGTAATTGTTCAGGTCTTACAAGTATAACTATTCCAAGCAGTGTTACAAGTATTGGTAATCAGGCATTCATTGATTGTTCAGGTCTTACAAGCATAACTATTCCTGACAGTGTTACAAGCATTGGTAGGGATGCATTTTCAAAGTGTACAAGTCTTACAAGCATAACTATTCCTGACAGTGTTACAAGTATTGGTAATGGTGCATTCAGTGATTGTTCAGGTCTTACAAGCGTAACCATTCCTGACAGTGTTACAAGCATTGGTCAGAGTGCATTCAATAGTTGTACAGGTCTTACAAGCATAACTATCCCAAGCAGTGTTACAAGCATTGGTGATAGAGCATTCGCGTTTTGCGAAAACCTTACAAGTATAACATCGCTTGCGACAACCGCACCTACAATACAATCATGGACATTCCGTAATGTTAAAACAAAAGGTACATTGTATGTACCAATAGGTAGTACAGAATATGATAAATGGATGGTTAAAGGCGACTATTACTTAGGTAGGTATCGTTGGACTAAGGTAGAACAATAGACTATACATCAACGAACATATCAAGAGCAATCAAATCAATGGTTGCTCTTTCTTTATTATTTATGTGCAAGCGTGTTTTGCTTTCCACAGGTTGTTTTCGTGCTCGTTGGTCTCATTTGGTGGGGGTCTTAAGTCAACAGTTATATAGTTCCCTTAATTTTTGTTTTGTAATATAAATGTGTTTTGCTTATATTTATTTAAAAGAATATTAGGGGACAACAGTGAAGTGAACCCCATAAAAAACATGAAAAGAATATTAATTATATTAACAGTTATTTTAACGAGCATCAACATTATGGCTCAAAACAGACTTACTCATGCTCAAGCAGCAAGCCGTAAGTGGAAAGGATTTGATGTAACAAATGTGTTAGGTGACAGCCAATATGCAGATAATGGAAAACGTTTTTATCTGTATAATATTGGTACAGGCAGATTTATAATTGATGGTGGTAATTGGGGCATGGAAGGCAGATTGTTCTATGAAACTTTTGGTAGGACAATGTTTCTTTATAGTGATGCACATATTAATGCCGGTATTACAGAAAAGGCAGCATCAAAAAATTGCTTTTGTGTTAGACCGCCAGAACCATTTGGGATTACATGGGCAA